TCAATATTTTCCGGCAATTGTAAATTTACATTATAATATTGTCCTATACTTGTATTACTTAAGTAGTATAATTTATTACCCAAAAGAATTTTTTCGTTAGTTAGGTTTAAAGCATTTTGTATGGCTTGTCTATCATCTGAAACCCCATCCCCTATGGCTCCAAACCATTCCGGTATAAGATATTTATTTTTAACATTTCCTCGCAAAATTCCATTTAATATTCTTCCTCCGTTAAAATGCAAATAACAACCATTTGGTATATTTATTTCTAAACCATTACAATTAAAGTCATATTTTATCTCATAAATGGTATTTTCTTCATTTATCATATTTTGTACTAAAACATTGATTCCATTCACAATGTTTTTTCTTAATATTTTACAACCCATTCCGCCGCCGCTTATAGGATTATATATTCTGTCTGCTAATTTTAGAACCGGAATGCCCAATTCATTTTCTATGCTCGCAATATCTTCATCGTCAGCCAAATTCGTTATTGTTCCTCCTCCGCTTGCTTCTATAAATTGTTTTGTACTTTCAGAAAGCATGTCGGGGGTTATTCTTTGTGAATTAAAAATTTCCAATACTTGTTCCCCTTGTTTCTCTATTTCTTGTAATGCTTCCTGCTTCGCTTGTTCAACTTCCTCTTTTTGTTTATTTAGCTGCTCTTTGGTAGCTATACCCGTGTTTGCTTTTACCCATATATTTTTATATATAGTCAATATAGAAACCTCATTTTCTAATATTATACCGTTAAAATTGCTGTATACTCCATTTTGTGACGCAATGTAAAATACATTTTGGTCGGGTGTTCCCGGATTTGTTGTTGGGGTTGCTATTCCTGCAAATGTAGAATTACTTCCTACATTTGAAATAATAGTCAATAAAGCATTTTGCATTATTGCCCCGGTAATTTCTTGCTTCCCGTTTGTTTTGATAACGTCGGAAATCGCTTGTTTTAATTGTTCATAATTTCCCATAATCTAATTAATTTAATTGTTGTCAAAATCATTATTGAAATCGTCGTTGAAATCTCCCTTATTACTGATAATATTATACCCACGTCCTATTTTCTTAACGACGGTATTTGTTTTAAACTCAATTTCCACGCTCGCCAAATCCCCTTGCGTCTGCCATTTTGGGGTAATTAGAAACGTGTCGCAATCGTATTCCCTGCCGTATTTATCTGTTATGTGAATGTAATCAGCCATGCGGATAAATCTCATTACGTCGCAAAGGAACTCCGGTGCCAATATCGTACATTTAAACGTTTTTACAGATATTTGTTTTTCCGGAAAAAAATAACCGTCCCGTTCTTCGCCATCTTCTTCAAATTCATAATCCGGTTTTCCTAACTCGGTATAAAGGTACAACGTATTTTTGAAATCCGGGTTTTTATATACTATTTGCCCGGCGTCAAATACCAAATTTTCAATGTCCCACCATTGTATTTTTAAGTAACCGGAAACATCTTGTACGACCGTAAACATTTCAGAATACCACGTTTGCACGCCATCCGATAACGTCATATAATATATTCCGTCCAACTGATTTAACGGCATGGGTAAAATTGACGGGTACAATATAACATCATAACCCAACGTTTGAAACCGGACAATCTGCAATCCGGTTTCTTTCATGTACGTTGTTATGTTTGCAACTTGCTTTCCGGTCTTTTCATACAATACCACTGACGTAACATTGTTTGACCGTGTGTTTCTGATTATCTGAAACGGTAACAATCTATCAGCCGGGGCAAACAACGGGTAAATTGCGCCGTATGCGTAATTTTTTCTGTGGTTCTGTTCATTTATTGACGTGTACCACGGTAAAACGCTTATGTTGTTATTCTGTATCATATTTCAACGTTGCTTTAATGTTTCGACTACACAAATTTACTGAAAGTTTATCAACTTGACCGTTACCAATATACGTTTTAACTAACTGCATCGGGTTTGGGTCTGTTGTTCCTGCCGGGAAATTCAATGTTTGTTTTTTCTTTCTCTCAATACTAATTGCATAATTTGGGATATTATTTATTTTGAAATTGCGTGCTGGCATATCATAAACCCAATATGTCGGTTGTATATTGATAAACGCTAAAAAGCCATTTTGCAAAAAATATTCCACCCCATCAACGGTTTGTCTTGTAAACGGCAATTCCAATTGTCCACCTCCGGACGGCATAACCGCCGCAAACAATGCGAATCCATCCAAACTAATTGCACCGGGGTTTAACAACATCAAATCAATATCGGACGTAAAATTGGAAATATTTATTTCTTCTATCTTTCCGGCTGTTACATATTTGGACGTAATTTCTATTGGTAAACCCTCAAATGGTGTTGTTACATCATCCATCCACTCAAATTGATAACGTTCCGGCATTTCTACTTTGTCAAATGAATATTCAGACGTTGCAAAAGCTAATTTTTTGCCGTTCCTAACGTTTTCTAATTGTGTTAAATCATAATCAATAATCGGGTTATATCCATACGAACCGCCATTTCTAAACCAACTTACCTGTTCAATTTTAAATTTTCCGTCCTCAATATACCAATAACATTTGTAAATATCCCGTAACATCGTCATAATCTGTTGTAATGTAATCGGGGCTTTTTGCGCCGGGTTTTTATATTCGCCATTAATGATATTACTTTTCTGACTTATTAGCAACTTAAATGACTGCCCGGAAATAGGATTGTTTGTGTTATAAAGAAATTGGCTGTATTCCGGCGTCGCTTCATGCGTTATTCCGGGCGCAAATTCTTTTAATAGCACATTGATACATGACGACAATGTAAACGCATCACGCAAAGTATATGCTTTTCGGGCTTTTTCCTCTAATATCCAATCCATCAGATAAAACCCAAACCATAACGACGCATAACGCCACGTTGACCGGGCGATTGGATAAAACGTTTGTCCATATATGGAATAAGGCGGCGCAAAATACTTTCCACTGTCGGCTAATCCCCACTCGGTCGGCGTATCTGAAAAATTTTTAGATATAAATGCCACGTCGATTGCGTAACCAATTGCCCGGCGGTAATTTCTATTATTATCTACAATATCATCGGACGGCAACGGGTATGTATCTAAATCGTCTATTTTATCAACATCAACCAAATATCGGGCGTATATATTATAACTTTTCATATCGGCGTGCATCGTACCCGTTGCTCCGGAACCCTCAACGGCGGTTAAATCAAATTCCAACGTATCAAAAGGTTCTTGCGTTATCTTTGTAAACCGGAACATTGCCACATCATCAGAACGGCGGCGTATCTCAACACCTGCTAGCCCAATAGGTAGCCCACCCGCAACTAGTTTTTGTGCAATATGGATATAATAATTTACATTTAATTCCGGGTATAAATCTCCCATAAATTCATCAGGACTTACACCCGTCGACATCCGCCCAACATAAAGCCCGGATATTACCTCCGGGGAACCGTGCGACGTAATTTGTATTTCTTTCAAAATATTACATAGTGCAAAATGATAGGTTTGTATTAATGCGTTTTGGTCAGTCGTGGCGTTTGCGTCTTGTTCCCAATTCGTGCCGCCCAAAAAGCACGAAACAATACTATCTCCGGGAACGTATATTTGTATCAATGGGCGTTTTCTTATTGTAAGAAATTCGATTTGTGGGGTCAACTCAATTAAATTGTATTCCTTTTCCAATCCTGCCAAAACGTCGTTGTATTGGTCTATTGTTTCCGGCTGTACCGTAACCAATTTATCATCATCATTAAACGTACAATCCGTTTTCATAAACTTTGCTTTATAGTATTGATTGTATGTTTGTCCCCAATCATCGCTTTTTTCGATATATAGGAAAAATTCAGAATCAAACGGGGCGTCATTGATAATATCGTAATCAGCACGGACAAAGTTTATTTTACCGGACAATTTAGCCCGGTAAAACCTTTGATTTGTTTCCAACTCATAATCCAACGTTAAATCATCCTTATAATTGGGGCGGACGGTTTGTTTGGTTCCGTCCTCCCCTATCTGCAAAAAGAATCTATATTTTGGTGTCATAGTCTTTTTATTTTACGTTTCAAATTCTTGTAACTTTCAATCGTATTTCCGTCGCCATCCACGTAAACCCGTCGTCGGTTCTGTTCCTTAATTTCCCTTACATCATCCGACAAATTGCGTAAATCCGGGCTTTGTCCGGTAACGTTTAACGTCAAACCGTCGCCGTCTGAATAGGATTTTAAATACTTATGTGCAAACGTACCATTGTTTAGCGAATTGATAACGTCCGGTATTATCTTTCTGAAACGGCGTGAACTTCGTTTATTTATCACGGCGAAAAATTCGCCTCCCTCGGCACGCCGGCGGGTTCCGTCCGGTTTCGTTCCTAAATCAATATCATTTCCGCTTTGGTGCGAACCGCCCTCCAAAAGTTCAACGGTACCGTCGCCGTATGTTTCCGTTCCTCCGGTTCCTCCGGTCTGTTTTGCCAATTGCGCCGCCTTGATTTTAGACGCTGCAAAACTCGCCCACATTACGGCAATTGCAGGTATTGCAAACGGGAAACCTAATTGCGACCATATCAGCGCCGTTGCTGTTACCATGTTTCCGATTTGCTGCAATGTTTGTATTGCTGCCTGCTGTTTTTGCGCTTTCTGTTGTTCTTTCAACGCTTTTTCTTGGTTTTTCTTTGCCAAATCCAACTCCTTTTGCGCTTGTACAACATTATTGGCGTACCCGTTTGCCCTTGCTTCCAATTCTGCATCCAACGCCGATTGTGCGGCGGAAACCTCTTTATCCGCTTGCTCAACGGCTGCATCTGCTGCGGCAACACGTGCCGCCGTGAATGTATTTAACGCATCCAATGCGTATTGCATAGACGTATTAATTGCCTCTTTTTGGTCGTCGTCCAAATTAAGCCCAAACAAACCGTAAATGTCTGTTCCTCGTTCCTCCCCTTTGGATTGCTCAATTTCTTGGTCTACTTTTTTAATAGTGTTTTGAATTGTTTGTACCTCAACATCAGACAATTTATTGGCGGCTTGCTGATTTAATTCTAAAACCTTTTGCAAACGTTCCTTTTCTGCTTGCAAACGGAATTGAGTTTTCCGGGCTTCTGAATTTCTCAACAAATCAAACTCCGATTGTGCCAACGCTTGTTGTTGGTCGAATATCTGTAATTGCGCTTGCAAATATTCGTCCGCAATTCCGGCTCCCTTTGCGTCAAAACTTGCATTAATCGCCGCGGCGTCCTGCTGTTGCCCGGTCGGTTTCTGTTGGTTCTGTAATAATGCGGTTTGTCTTTCGTTTTCCAACAACTGCATCCGCAATTGTTTTTCCCGCTCGCTTCCCTCTTTGACTGCTTGCAAACGTAATTCAATGCTTTCTTTCTGTAACGCTAATTCCTGCAATTGTCGGTCTTGTTCGATTTTCAATAACGCCTCGGTTTGTTGCTGTTCCAACGCCGTAATTGTGGCGTTTATCGCTTGACGTCCGGTTTCGTTCAAATCCTTTTCGGTCTGCAATTGGTGTTGTAAATCCTCAATTTGGCGGGAATACTGATATTGCGTTTGTTGGCGACGCTTTGCCCATTCGTCGGTTTCCAACTGCAATTGTGCATCCTGCAATTTTCGGGTTGCTTCCAAATTCTTTTTATATGCCGCTTCAATTTGCTTTGCTTGTTGTTCTGCTGCCTTTTCCGCATCGCTTTTACCCATTGGCGTTACGGTTGGGTTCTGTGTCGTTACGGGCTTATTGTCTGTTTGTGGCGTCGGGGTATCTCCAACAGAAACCGGGATTGTTAACGGTTTTATTTTCTTTTGCATACCATCCAAACCCTCTTGGAAATTTTCTGTTATGTCTTTAACTTGGGCTTTAACCAAATTTCCGTACGCTGCTGCATAATCTGCCAATCCTTTTTTTACTTCGTCAAAATCTAACGTAAACGCCCCCTTTAATGCGGTTCCGGTTGCTTTGACTATATCAATAAAGAATCCAAACAAATTTCCCAACGTATCAAATGTTGTTTTGAATCCGGCAACAATCCCATTCCAAATTGCACGTATCAAAACACTTTCATTGTATAACTCAATCAAGTAATTGACAACATCAATAACCCCTTTTATTATCGCCGTCAATCCTTGGTTAACAAAAACTTTTGCCTGCGTTGTCAACGTTTCAAAATTCCATCCGGTTGCGTCAAACAACCCGGATAATGCGTTTTGCAACTCAATTTGGCTTTGCAATTGTTCCTCCTGCAATTGCGCCAAAACTCCGGCTTTCCCTTTTACTTCATCCATGTTTGTTGAAATATCTTTCAACGTGCGCAAATACTGCAATCCGGCGTCCTCTCCGGGCCCCCCGAATATATCTGCAATTGCAGCCCCGACCGTTGCCGCATTATCCGGCAATTCTGCCAATTTTGCGGAAACGTCTTGTATAACATCGAACGTTGTTTTGGTTCCGGTCTGCAAATCTTTTTGAACTTGTTCCGACGAAATACCAATACCATCCAAAGCCGCCGCCGTCGCCGTCGTCATTTCACGCAAACGCAAATTTGCCTCCTTAATTGCATCAACGCCTTTGTCTGAAAAGATACCCATTTTGTTTGTTTGGGTAACAATTGCAACAAATTGGTCTGCTGATATTCCCGCCTCTTTGAAATATGCCGGGTATTCTTTCAACGTGTCTAAAAATTCCCCGTTCGCATCGCCTCCGGCTAAAAACCCATCCTTAACCAATTGCAATGCCTCATTTGCAGAAATACCAAATTGTTTTGATAATGCGTTTGTTGCAATCAATGTTTCCCGGAAATCTGCGTTGAATGAATCGGCGACGGCTTGTACCTCATTTCTAAACGCTTTCAAATCATCGCCACTTTTCCCGGTAAATTGTTGCGTCAATCTCGTTGCCTCAACTAACCCGGCGTTATAATCGTACCACCATTTAAACGCCGCACCCGCCGCCGCAATTCCGGCAATCGCCAAAAAAACCGGGTTTGAAAGTAATCCCAACAAAGTTTTTCCCAATGCTTTTGCCCCGTCGCCAATAGCTGTAAAAACGGCTTTACTTTCAGCCCCGCCACGCCCTAACGCCAAAAGACTTTCGCCAAATGCGCTATTTAAACCTAACGTTTCTTTTAATTTGTCGCCATACGCAATAATTGCGTCGGACGCCTCCGTATAATTTCCGACGTTCAATTGAAATTTCCCGGTTGCTTCCTGCAAACGTTTCATTTCTTCGTATATTTCTTTGGTTTGTGCAACCAATTTTCGCCCCTCCTCGGTGTTTTCCCGTTCGGCTTTAGTCATGTTGTTTAAATAAATCTTATTCAATGAATATTGCGCCGATAAACGGTTATAACTACCCTCGGCGGATTGATTTATTTTCACAATCAGTTTATTAATTTGGTTCGCTTCCTGCTGTGCCAATTTTAACTCGGCTAACTTTTTGGCGTTCTCGCTTTCTGCAAACGCCAAATCACGTTGCGCACGTGCCAAACGTTCCGCATCGTCTGCGGCTTTTTTGGTTGTCTTTCGCCCGTCCTCCGTTGCGCCGGAAACCTTTTTCAGAATCTCCGCCAATTGTATTGCCTCGGCTTTGATATTTTTCAGTGCATTTGTATAGGTGTCCGAAAGTTCATCCAATTGTTTTATCAAATCTGTAATCGAATTATCCGGGCTTATTAAATCCGAATATTTGATTGGGTTGTTATTATCTGCCATACGCCGATTATTTAGTTATTTACGGGAATTTCCCCATCTGTTGCATTTTCTTTTCTCAAATGTGTAATTTATCGCCTAAAAATAAAAACGCCGGAAATCGCCTTATTTTGCCTTTTTTTGCTTGTTTGCTTTTTTGGCTTGTTCCTTGATATACTCAAATGCGTTGTAATATTCCAAAACGGTAAATTTCTTTGGGTCAACATGCAAATTTTGGGACAATATCAAACACATATTTTCAAATTGTCTGTCATGACTAATTTCCACGCTTTCCGAACCGGTAAACGTCTGCGGGTTGAAATAGGTTATCAACTCCGCCGTAATGTCGTCAATCTCTTTTGCGTCCGCCTCGGTTGCCCGACCGTCTATTATTGTGCGTAATACAACAATCGTTCTTTGTTTCAATTTATCGTAATACTCTTTCAATGTCGCATCATCGAACAACCGGGGAAAATACAAACGCAATTCATCGTCTATTTTTTTTTTTAACCGCTTCCAAATGGGCGGTTATCTCTGAATTTGCAACGTCTTTAAAAAGACTCATTGTTTGTTGCAATCCATCATCTGACAAATCATTTCGGGGTTTACCATTTATTGATTTAACCAACACGGCAAAAGCCAAATGCCGGGGGGAAACCTCGGATTGAATGAAATATATGTTTTGGCGCATATTTTCCAACTCAACGGTTGCCATGTTTGGCGTTGGGCTGTTCAAATAACGTATTACCTTTTCAATATGTCGGTCAAAATCCGACAAATCGGAACCAACCCCGGCGTCAACCAAAAGCATTTTGTTATACTTGTGGAAACGCATAATTGGCAAATCCTCGATTGAATCATACAATTCAACGTTCATTCCTTTTATTTGTACATTCTTCATAATAAAACACGTGTTATCATTGTACTACAAAAGGGAACGCCCAAAAATGAGAGGTTCCCGGTAAATATCAACGCAAAGAAACAAATCAAAACGCAAGTCCACCACGACAAACAGAAATCGCAATTAAACATCTTTGAAAAGAAATCGTTCCCGTGAATCTGTACCCATTCAATGACGCCCCATTTGCGTAATAACGTCAGCACAAAAGCCGCTATTAATGCGACAACAATAATGTTATAAATAAAAGGTTCCATATACTACAATTTACATGTTTCTCCAATACTCAATTCGCCCTCAAACCGGAATCCGCCGAACGGGTGCATTAAAAATTGGTTTTCTATTTCATCCAACGAAAAGCCCCTGTAAATGTTTTCCGCCAATTCGTACACTTTGTTTATTCTGTAACTTCCATTTCGCACCAAAAAACCGCCGTTCAAAACGTCCAATATTTGCCGCTTCAAATCCTCTTTGTTGCGTGTGCTTGCATCGTTGTATATCTTTCTGTAATCAAACCAAAAGATAATCGAAAACGCCGTTTTTATGCCAATATCAACTCCGGGTTCCCAACTGATATTTTGCGGGTCGTCAACCCAAAAAAAACAGAAATTACCAATACCCGCATCGGGGCAAACTTCCATATATTCGTTTTTCCCGGAATACACGTTTGGCGTATAATAGCGTTTTTGGTTTGCGTTCATTTTAACAAGTCTTTCCGCCCTGCCAAACGCATAATCCAACCACGGCAAATTATCAACTAATCCGTTTTGAATGTTCCCAATTATCCGGTCTAACAATTCCGGGTTGTCAATAACCGGGGCTTTTACGTTATTTGTCATAAATTTGTTTTTTTGTTTCTGCCATTAAATCCGGGAAAATATATTTCCAAATCAATATTGAAATATTTTCGTCGGTTAAACCCAATATTTGACGACCGTATTTTTTTATTAAATCCTCTGTTTTAAAGTCAGACGCTTTAATTTCAAATTGTTTGTCGCCAACCTCTAAATAAAAACTACTTTCAAAATCTCCCTCATCCCGTAACGTTACCCGGTTTGTCGGCTGTCCCTTAGCCTCTTTAATTGCGATTGTTACGGGGCTGTATGGTGCATAATCCGAAATTTCGACGCCCAAACGGTTAATACCTTGTTCAAACAATTGTTCCTCGGCGTTCAAATCAACTATATATGCCTCATTGTCCCATATAATGTTTTGTATTATCCGCCCGGACGTCAAAGCCTCGTTGAAATCCGCAACCCTTTTTCGCAAATCGGTTATCCGTTTCATAAATACAACTTTTACATGAAATTATATACAACTTTCCCTTTGAATTATATAATTACACGGTTCTGTATCTTACCCCACGGTTATTGCAGGCTAAACAGATACGGTCTAACCCTTGCGTATCTATTTGCAACGCCTCATAAGACTTTTTAAGGTCGTAACCTAAACCGCCGGGACGAACGCCGGACGTGTTGCCGTCCAACTCATACAAAATATCCATCCGGGTTGCGTTTGATTGATTGCGGTTAACCCTTACGTTGGGGTTCATTGCCAACGTCCGCAATGCAATTGCAGCAACTTGTCTTTGTATTACCGTTTGGAAAATCTGCCTTTGGGAAATAATGAAATCCGTTAAATCGCATCCAATAGTAATTTCGCAATTCAGCCCGTAATTTTGGGTTCGTGTGTACATCGTGTATGCAATATCCCACAACTCCGGGTATTCTGCGAACGTTTCCGGCGCATTATACATAAACGGCGTTACTTGCAAATACTTTGTCAATTCTCGCCAAACCTCAACGGAACCCATGTTGCACGTTCCGCACGGCTCCCGGCTCCAATCCTTTGATACGTTAATTGCTTCCATTCCGGCGGGTAATTCGTCTTGATTGTAGCAAAGGAACCACGCCCCCCCGGCGTTGTTCTTGTCGCTTATATACGGCAAATAACAATCATTTAACGGGAACCACTGAAAACCGCCATTTGTAACGGTAAAATTCAAATCAAAAGTCTTTATTGGGTCTATCTGCGACGAATGAAACAAATACATTCTAACAACCCCGGTTCCCCCGGTCATTTGCAAACCTATCTTTTCAATTTTCGCCGTCACTCCCATTGCACGAACCGGGACAATTTCAAATCCTACCAACTTATGATTGTTTTGCAACGTCGCCCGTATGCGTCCGGCACCATCAAAGAACGTTTTTCGCTCCAACAAATTACGTGTTTCTTTGTCTAACTGCTTAATCTGTGTAAACGTCTGTATTGCGGTCGCAATTCCGTTTCGGGTCATTCTCTCCAAAAAGTCCGTCAACATATTATACGGTTTCCAATATGGGTTTCCGTAATCCTCCCGGCTGTAATCATTATTAAAATCGCTTGCCGTTGGTTCCTCTCCGGTGTTGTCAATTTTAGCAATCCAAACAATACCGTTATGGCTCACTTTCTGCCCGGCTTTGTACGGCAATATCATGTTCCATTCCGGGTATTGCAGCCCCCAATCATCCGGCATAATCGCCGCCATACTATCCAACGTCAAAAGCGGGTGCGCACCTTGAAAATACAACCCACTTTCCGTCTGCGTTAAATTGTCGTCTATCGCCTTTGCCGGGTCGTATGATTGCTCCCATCCGCACACATTTTTTAACGCTTCGCATATTTCATTTATTCTTATCATAAAAACGCCCATTTATTTCCCATATTAGGAATTAAGATTGCAATAAATAAGGGGGCGGGGATAACCACCCCGTCCCCTCGGTTAAATAATTGTTCCGTTTTCCGGCTTATGCGCCTGCACCTCCGGCGGGAAATTCCCCGGCGTTGGTTACATATACAGGCATACCCAAAGGTACATTTTCCTCATGTGCTGCAATCTGCGCTTTGATAATCGGATTTGCAACGGTTGTTGGGTTGCTGTTGTAAGCAATTACAAACGCAACGTCTGCGCTAAATCCAAAATATTCTTTCACGTTGCAAGTCATATCGGCACTCACTGCGCCTGCTGTCTGTGACTGGTCGCCAACTGCTGTGTAATAGTGCGAACCAACGGGCAAATCAATGTACGGCAAACGTACAACGTCCCATTCGTGGAAATTCGCACGGGTGCGGTTCAACGCCTCACGGTCAACACGTGTTAAAACGCCAACGTTACCATCCTCTACGGCAAAGAATGTGCCGTTTTTGCTAGCTTCATTTACGACGTTGTTTGTATAATGGAACACTTTATTTTCGTATTCCATACGCTTGTTTACGTCGTTATAAATACCGTGCTGTGCCAATTTTTTAATAAGGCTGTCAATTCCGGCGTTACCTACGACGTGAACCAAACCCGGATAACAATTTGCACGCATAATCGGGTTAATATCGCCCATAATTTCGGTTGCCATCTGCGTTGGAACCTCAATAACGTTTGCAGCGAAATTGTAATTCAACTTGTCTTTCAATACTTGGGTTTTTCCTGCCTCCAACGCTGAAACGGCTGCTTGGTCTAACGAATTTGCAAACGCTCTGCAAACCTTTTCCATTTTGCGGTTGAAATCGTGCTCATACGAAATTTCGTTGTTCATATACAACGTTGGCACCATTGTAAAGCCGACGGAATATGTCGCCCAAACCACGGTATAAAGTGCGGACGTGTTTTCATCGTCCGGGATAACACACGTACGAACGTTGCTAACCGTAACGTCGCCATCGTAATTGATAACCGGAATTTGTACCGTATTTCCGATTGAGGCAAACGCACGTTCACGCAATTTCGGGGACAAAATGGAATTTCCGGCGTTGGTCTGTTCAATGAAAAAATCTAATGCGCCATACTCGCACGGGCGGGTCATATTACGGTCTAACTCCGGGTTTTCTACTCGCCAATTCTGTAATCTTGTTGCAATTAAACTCATAGTCTTTTTATTTTAATTTGTTATTAAATGCGGGTTTACCCATTACCCGGTTATCTCTCCGGCAATTTGTTAATACTATTTTCCTGCCAAACCTTTCTCATATCTTCGTCAAACTCTTTGGAACCTACCGTTTTACCTTGCGCCATCAATTGTTTTGTAATAAGTTCGTACGCCTCTGATTGCGTTTTGGCTCCGCTTACGTCCAATGTAATTCCGCCGCCTCCGGCACCGCCTGCGGGCTTATTTGTGCCGCCTCCTGGCTGTTGTCTTTGCTGCTCCAATACTCCAATCGTTTCCAATTCTTTTGTCAGCAACTCGGCGGGCGTGAATGGGTTCAACTGATTGTTTGGATTGCGCATAATTGCGCCGCTTGCATCTTTGAACGCCAAAACCTTTCCGCCGTTTCCGTCGTCTATATATTCCGGGTTCATGCCTTTTACTTTTTCGGTCGCCTGCGTCAAAATAACCTTTGTTACGCTTTCCGGGAATCCTGCTTTGAATTTAAGCCCGGCGGCGGCTGTCTGCAATGCGTTGTCAATTCTTACTCCGAACAATTCTTTTTCGTGGTTTGCCTTTTCTGCCTCATACTTGGTTGTCAACTCGGTAAACTGCGTTGTCACGTTCTGCAAATCTGCTTTTGCCTGCTTCAATGCTTTCACGGTTTCCGCATCTGCCGCACCATCGGCAATTGCCTTTTCTAAACGGGCTCTTTCCTTGGTCAATGAATCAATCTGCGATTGCAGGCCGGTTGCGCCATCGGCTTTTGTTTTCATTTCCCCCATTACACGTTTTGCGTAATCATACGTTTTTTCGGTTCCATTTTTAGCGATACCGGAAACCGCCAAAATATCGTCATCCAAAGCCCCGTAAATTTCGCCCGTTTTCTTGGCAATAACGCTGTTTTCGTCATTCTGCGATAATGCTGTTATCGCTGTAATCTGTTCGTCAGACAATCCCGACAAAGCCGCATTTGCAACTAAAATTTCTCTCGTTAACATAATATTCTTACCCTTTGAATTAATTAAGTGCGATTGCTTCTACTTTTCCGCTGTTTGCGTTAATAATATCAATTGTGTATTTTGGGGAATCCCCGGTTGTGTCAACCAACCAACTAACAACACGTGCATGGCTGATTTTCTTTTCAACCTCTTTTGTTACCAAAATAACGTCGGTAATTGTTCCGCCCTTAATACATCCAATCAACTTTTCCTTTGTGTCCTTGTCCAATTCTGCGACGGTTTTGGTTACTTCAATAACCAAATTGTCTTGCTGTGCGATCTGTGCCATATTCGTAATTTTTAATGGTTAAACGTTCTCGTTATTTTCCGGGATTTCGGTTGCCGTTTCTTCTGTCTTTTCGGCTTTCGGCTTTCTTCCGGATTTCTTTGGTTCTGCTGGGATAACTCCGGCGGCTGTCAGTTCTGCAATAATTTCGGCTTTCATTTGTTCACGTTCTGCCGCCTTTGCTTCTGCTGCCGCCTTTGCTGCTGCTTCTGCCTTTGCTCGTTTGCTGGCTTCAATCTTTTCTTTGTTCGCTGCCTCCCAAACGTTCGGGTCGTGCATAATGTCAACTTTATAACCCATTTTTCGCAAATTGTGCAATCCGAATGTTTCAAAGAACTTTTTTCCGAAAACCTGCATACGTGGTCGTGAAATTCTTTCGCCCGTTTCTTGGTTGAATTTTACAACCTCAATACGACAATGATAAAAACTTTCTTCCCATTTTGGAACAATGAAATTTTCCGGGGTAACGTCCAACAATCCGACGTCCTTTGTTTTACCCTCTGTTTCTGCTTTCACTCGCATAATCATAAATTTTTTTTGTTATTACTTCAATTTTCTTGGAAAATGGTATTTGGCTGCCAAATTCCAAAACGTTTGTATTCTCACGTTCAAACCTACGCACTAAATTAGCGAAATTCAATTTAATGCGCAATTCATCCTCGGTAATTAGCTGTTTTTCGTACAATTCTAATACTTCCGGACGTGTCAAATGTCGGTACGGCTCCAATTCTGCCAACACTAACATACGTTGCATTTGTATTGGGTCGTGTCTGTACTCCGTTTCGATAATCTGATTTTGTAGCGCATCCAATTCCCCCTCGCTTGCTCCGCTTTCTTTCGCCATCTTATAACGTTCTCGCAATTGGGTTGCATCAGACAAATAAAACTCGGTGCCATAATTGATTTTTGCCGAAACAAACATTGTTCCATAACGCAAACGGCAAACGGTTTCGTCAACGAACTTTTGCGCCGCCTCAAAGCCTTTTTTTACTCGGTTTAATACCGTGTTTTGGCTTTCAAAATTGGCTTTAATTTGCTGTTCATTTAATGCTTCACGGGTTGTTATTCCCTCGTTGGTACCAACAACCGTCGTAATTATGTTTGTACGCAACCGTTCTTCCTCGCTAACGTTATAATCCAAACTATTACGGTCAACGGTCAACATCTGAACCGGGTTGCGCAGATCCGGCTGTTTGTCGCCGTCCGGTACCGGAATTTCAATGAATGAACCAACCCCGACAATTCGTTTATCTCCGCATTTCGGGCAACGCATCAATAAACCCGCTTGGTCTAATTTATAATAGCCTTGTTTATCTTTCAAAAACCCGCCGTCGCAATAATCGCCGTTTTCGCCGTTCGTAAAATCGCAACTTTGTTCATATCCGGAATAAATCGGGTACGACCCGTACATATCCAAATTTTTCTTTGATAAATGATAAAAAAGGAACCAATCTAAACTTTCCAACTCGGTTGTTAACGGGGACGCCTTAACGTCCGGTTCTCTCAAACTCAATGGTTCGTTCCAAAAAAAACGTGCTGGGCAATATCCCAAATCGTGCGGGCTATCAATCAGCAATTCGCCAATATTGCCTTTTTCCTCGGTAAATACCCGGTATCGTTCATCGTCAATTACGGCAATACGGTTGTCGTCCTGCCGGAATATTATCCAACGCATAACGCCCGTTGTTTTGTCTGCCTTGTATGAAATAACGTGTTCTATTGGCAACCAATAAAAGTACGGTTGCGGGTAATTATCGCCGGGGGATTGCTCTTTTGGCAAATCAACAATTAATACGCTGTTAATTTCGGTTTTGAAATATTCCCATCCCTTTGTGCTCCAAATTTCGGGTTCTTCCAATACGTGTTGTCTGTAATACTCCCAATCGTCCCTTTGTTCGCTGTTCATAAACTGATAATTGAACGCCGGGTTACGACCGTCAAAAATGCGGCTCAACTTATCAAAACAAACGCCCGTTATCTCGTTTGTCTTTACGGGGTAACGGAACAATGTTTTGAACACTTTGAATTTGTCTGCGGGTATAAGGTTTGAAACATAAGCCAAAAAATCGGTCACGGGTTGCGTAATGTATGGCGTCAACGCCTTTTCCGCATGAAATCGTATGCGGTTTTGGTGGTAAATCGCCCTACTTATCGCCGCTTTGTTCCGTGGCTCCGTTATCTGCTTTTTTATTTCTCTTATATCTAAGCCCATTTTCTTTGTCAAATTCAAATTTACTATTTTCCGGTAACTGCCAACCGCCGTTATTTGGCATTTTTAAAAGTCTTTCGGCGTGGCTAACTTCAAAATCTCGTGTCGTTTTCAATGTTTCATTTTCCAACGTCACTATTGTTTGTTTACCCTGCTGCATTTTTTAAGTCTGTTAGCGGGTTAAAATCTTCCGGTACGATAATAGCCAAATCATCCGACCAATTAGGTAAAAACGTCCATTGTATTGCGTTGCTATCGGGTGCCTCAAATCCTCCCAATGTTTTATCCCCGATAAACAAAGAACGAATTGGAATAGGATAATGCGTTGTTGCTGTTGTCGGGTCTTGCAATGCACCAATTGCGCCGTTTTCATCAAACAAATAAACCCCCAAATTTTGGGAATCGCTTTCACATTGCAACTCTTTCAATGCTTTAATCAGTGATTGCGGCATTTTACGCATAACCGCCGTAAATGGGGTTGGCTCACGTCCAATAATTTCTTCAATACCGCCCAACGTTTCGTTTCCTCCGCCGAACGTACGGGGTGCGCCTGCTTCTGCTGTCGGTGCTTGGATATACGGGGAGACAACAACTTTCGTGTCGTCCTCTGCCGATAACAACGGCGTCCATGACGCTTTTTTCCCAATACCCGCCGTCGTGGTAAATGAATTTTTTTCTCCGGTGCTTTTATACAATCTCTGAAACGCTACTTTCTGAATCTGTCCGAAACTCTCGGCACACATAAAGTTTGGAATGTTTGGCAACGCTGCTGCTGCCGGGCATTTACAAATAGCCATAATCTTAATTTTTTAACGTTAAAACTTTTGTTATTATCTCCGGGGGCTAACCCTTTGCCCCATTACTTATTGCAAAGTTATAATATTTTCGGCTAAAGCCTTGCATATATGAAATAAAATGCTAATTACGACGTTTAATGCCCCTTGTTGCTTGGCTGTATGGTCTTGTATCGCCGTCCGCCAATTCCTTTTCATATATTCCGGTCAAACCGTCCTCCGGGTCGTCATGCTCATTTGCTGGGAAATCACGCAAAAACCCGGTTACGTGTTCATGTATCTTTGGAAAACGTTCCTCCCATCCTAACGGCATTATGATTTGGGCGTTGACGCTTGCCGAATTTGTTATAATGCGGCTTTCCTTGTTGGCACCTTGGTAAAATGGTTCGGAAATCGCTTTTATCTTTTTACGTATCAACTTTTCAAACCCGGCACCGCCGTTGTTACTTTCAATCCATGCTTTTTGCGTTCCACAACGGTTTATCATTTCCGGGACGGTAACGGCTGTTACTTCTGTATTTTCCTGCGTAAATACCATGTCAGTAATTAGCGCATACAAAATCGGTTCAAACCGTTTCTTTTGTTCGTTCCATGCCTCATTACCGGATTTGTAAACGTCATAACACGCCGAAAATGTAAAGTCGTCGCCCTCGTCTGCCACGTCTGTATAATTACCACTACGTACGAACGTTCCCCATTCTGATTTGTCAACGTACGTTCTGAACGGGTTCCGGTACAATCTACCCTCTGCGTTTCCGGGGTTCCCTTGATATAAGCATTGAAATTGTACCGGGTCTAATGCTCGTTGCCCCTCCAATTTTGCCCGGCTGTGTCGTCTATCCCATAACGCCGCCCCCGGTTCCCGTGGGTCAATCTCTGTTGGCTCCCCGGTTTTCAATCCCTCAAAGTTAACGCGTACCCATGCGCCCGCCGGAATGTTCTTTACATCGTCCCAACTTTTAATATTAATTACGGTTTCCCCGCTTTTTTCAATACGTCCAATCAAATCATCATCATGCCAACGGGTAAACACAATTAATTCTTGGGAATCATTATGCAAACGGGTACGTACAACGGTCGTGTACCATTTCCACGCCGCATTACGTACAATCGGGCTGTTGCCCTCGGCATAATCTTTGTAAACGTCGTCCAAAATAGATACATCAACCGTTTTTGACGTCAAAGAACCGCCACGACCGACAACACGCAACAAACCCTTATGCCCAACCATTTCTATGACGTCAGAATTTCGTAAATACGTATTAGCCATTGTTACGACGTTGGAACCGTTCAAATACGTTTCCGGGAACAATTCCCGGTAACTTGGCGTATCAATTATTCTTTGAACATCACGGTTAAAATCTCTCGCAATCGTTGCAGCATAAGAACCTATACAAATCTTTGTGTCCGGATTTAAACCCAACATGAAAGCGGGCAACTTCCGGCTTGAACCCTCACTATTATGCGTAGGAATAAACGTATCTCCAACCAAATAGATACCCCCCTCTACTTGGATGCAATTACCATAACCCAAGCCCTCCTTTCGTTCAATAGAAACAATAGCACGTTTCTTATTTATGGACAATTTCGTTATCTTCTTACGTTTTACTTTTGTCGGGAAAGTCATTGTAGGATTAAAACAGAGTTGATATACTATCTTCTTCCCTACTATTCCGCTACTACTAACCCTAGGTTTGAATTCACACACAACTACAGACTGGCCTAATGAGCGTAATATAAATGCTGCATCGTCTATAATCCGCTTGTTTGTGTTGGATATGGTTATACGTCCGTTTCTGTGATACACATACCCATCTGTATCAATTAATCCAGCAATCACATTCTTGCGAACTTCAACTGAATTGTATTTATACATATCCGGTATATGTTTATTCTTAATTAGTCCATTATTTTTTAGTAAAAGATTCAATTCTGGGCTGTAGAACTTACGTGTTGTCGTGCCCTTACTTTCTTTGAATTTATATGTACTATTCCCTATTATTTCAACATCATTATTGCCAATGTGTATAATTCCACATGAGCTATCCCCATCTCCTAGCCACGCTCCTAAAACGTATGGGTCTAAATCTACATTCCGACTATCAAACATTACGCAAACATTGCTATCTACATGGTATTTATATCGGCTTCCTCTTTTTCCATCTCCATTATATATTGTGGAGGATGCCATATACTTCGTTTCTATAGTTTCCTCTTTCTGTCGAAATCTATTATATACCGTCCATTCGTGATTGCCATGACATTCTATCTTTGCTCCATCAGAAAAAGAAACTACATATTCGCTTCTTGTTTTTTCTGACACCCATAAGACTTTAACCGGTGTTCCATCCCTACCAAACACGTAATCCCCTACAATTAAATCACCATGTTTTTTTAGCCCTTTAGTGGTAGCAACTATCTGATTATCTGATATTTCCTTACCATGTTGAGGGGGCATTTGCACAATCATTTTCTTTATTTCGCCGTGGGCGAACTTATCCAATAGCGTATAATAAACGACGTGGAACGGTTCCAAAGCCAAATCCGGTTGCATGTACCGGGCAAAGTTTATCAGCCTATGGCGTGCCGCCGCTTTTACTATCTCGCCGGGGTTGTTTTTCAATGCTGCATACATTTTAAGTAATTGTTCATTATCCATTTTGTTTAATTCTTAAAAATAAACCATATATTTTTGTCTTACCCCCGTATTTTTTCTGACTTAAAAACCGGAAATCTTAAAAAACAACCAATTTATTGTTTCATTTTCCATTTGTCGCACGCTTTTTCCGAACGTATTATACTGCAATTTTCGACAAACGGGCATTTTAAACAAATTGGGTTCCCGTCCATATCCAAATTTGAATGGTCGTAATAATATTTACCCCAACCACAATTCCCGCACGTGTGTACGGGTTTCGGTTCATCTTTTTTCTTGATATTATTCTTTGTTGTTCGTACCATCGTCAATTACTCCTTTTTCTGCTAATTGTTTTTTATATTCTGCTGTTTGCAATTTATCGGCGACCGCAAACAACAAATCCTCCGGTATTGCGGCAACATCATATTTCGGCGCATCGCTATTTGTATTTTCTTTCAACCCCGGTATATCAACTTTTATTGGCGCATCAAATCCCAACATCTTTGCCCGGCGTTGCTGTACATTCAAAAGCAAATCCAAAAACCGGGGGTTTCCGGCGGACGTTTCCGTTGTGGTTTCCTCATACCCGTAATATTCCGGGTTGTCGCCATCCTCCAACACTTTACGGGGCTTTGCGTTCTGTCTGTTTTTCTCTCGCAATTTCCCGGTCTTTGAACGTTCCCACGCCTCCCACAATTCAACCTCCATTTTATCCAACTTTCGCAATTCCTGCGTAACGTAATCGTCTATATTTTCCATACGTTCACGTTTCCACTCAATTAGCAAATGTTGCATATCCCAATATACCATTTGTTTTGTTATGGTATAACCGACGCCACGCCGGGCGTTTTCCTCATTCAGTCTTTCCGAAATTTCCCTATACGTGTAACCACGTAAAAACAGATTTGAACAAAAAGCCAAATCAAACTCCCTTTGGTCTTTTGTTCGTTTGCACATTTTCGGGCGTCCGCCCCTTTGTCTTTTACTCGCTTCCATTTTTTAAACCTTTTTATAACAGCAAAGCCATTTACTTTGCTTTCCTCTCAAACGTCGCTTTCCCTTTGCTTGTTATTTTCGGGGAATTTTCGTTTTAAGCGGGTTTTGTTTGTTACTTGATACTTTTTATTGTCTTTTGTGCTTTCTTCGTCCTACGGGGCTTATTTTGGCTTTCTTTCGTTCCGGTACCTAAACGGCAACGCCCCGGTTATAATTCCAGGGCGTTTTTTTATGCCTTTTCTATTTCATCAACTTCGATTGAGTTCATTAAACTAATTCTTTTGTACGGTGTACCATCCTTTTTGTTTTTTACCCATTCAATAAAAAATTTACCGTCGCTTTGTGGCTGTACATTTACTATTGTTCCGGTTTCTTTTACTCTCTCCAATTCTTCCGGGGATAACTGCCATTTGGTAATTATAAGCCCCTGCGGGTCATTGGGGATTTTCATTGCAGGTAACGGCATATATTCCGGTTGGTCTTTTGCAAATACTACATTCACGCCGGGAAATTCAACGGGTTTCATTGCCTTGCTCCTTTCTTGGTTTCTTTCTAAACTTACGTTTCTTTTCCGGTATCTCAATACGGTGTATCTCAACACATGCGCCAAAAACCTTTGCCAACTTTCCGGCAACTTCTTTTACTTCTTCCGGTATATCATTTTGAGGCTTTCCCGACGCATCGGCGTTTTTCTGTTTTAGCAATCCGGCGATTGCTGTTTTTTCCTCTTTGTCCGTTGTCGTCTTGAAACGCTGAATCAGATTTGCAATTGGTTGCGTTCTCATAAAGTCAGCACATTTAAAACGGTCTTTGCAAATATTGTAATCATCCGGGTAATTGTGTTTTGCATCCTGCGAACTCTTTTCGTCTGCCTTTCTGAATTCGTGCCATTCGTCACGGCGGGCGATTGCTTCCGAAAATACCGCCATTGCATCAATACAAACTTGTGCCAAAATAAAATCCGGGGTCTCTCTCATTTCCTTTTCTAAACCGTGCTTATTAATAAGTTCGGTTAGTTCTTGTTTAAAATCTTTTTTCATACGCTTAAACTTCTATATGTTCAATTTGTGGTAACTTCTTTATGTATTCCAACATCGCCGTTTTGCTTTCCTCGGTTTCGTCGGTTCTGTTTATTACCAACTGAATAACTTCCAAAAGATAATCGCTATCAATACACGCATTATCAACGTCGGTAATATTATACAATGGTTCCGTTATTTCCTTGACGGCTTTAAATGCTTCTTTTGTCAACTTTGCGGCTTTTTTGAATCTCATTTTTTCGCCCTTTTCAAAGCATTTGCCTAAATGGTTTAATTTATCATCAGCGTAAAAAACGCATGTATGTGCCATGTCCGCCAAAAGATACGCCGTATTTGTAAGGAACAACGCTTTTTTTCTTAATTCTTCTTTTTCTTCGTTTGTCATAGTCTTTTGTTAAAACGGTTCTCAAAATATTTGTATTATTCGGCGGTTTCCTGCTGCATATTACCGCAAACCGGGCTTTCCGGTTTGTTGTGTGGGTGTTTGCGCATAAATTCCGGGTTTTTCTCACGTCCTGCAATTTTAGTATATGCCATTTCCTGCAATTCCTTTTGGCTATACCCTAATAATGCCGCAATATGGAATAAAACAACGTTTACGTCCGCCAATTCGTCGATAATATCATGCGTTCCGGGATTAATTTCGTTTATTTCTCTTTGCGTTTTTTCCCTGCTTAAATATCTTTCAAACGCTTCAAACAATTCGTTGTATTCCTCGGCTAATTTTCCCAATCTTTTTTCTATATTCTTGCCGAAAAGTTTATTCATCTTTTCAAACAATCTCTTTTCGTCAAAGGTCAATCCGGCGGTATTGGCGTCTTTTTCTTCAAAATTAGCCATAAACGTTTGCATATCCATTTTGCCAAATTTTCCGTCCGGTGTCAATACAATAAAATTTCCCTCCGGTACGTCCAACATTACGCCGTTTTCGGTCGGGAATGAATAAACCGCCAAACCTCCGGGCGTTCTCGGCATCTGCATTATTCCGCCTCCGGTAAAAATCTGCAATTTTTCCCAATTATCACGCTTTACGGGTAATGCACGAACTTCTAACAATCGGCGGCAATAAATATCCCCGGCGGTTTCGTCCGGCATACCTAAATTTGTGCACAACTCATTTGGCAAATTTCCCGCCCCTTTTTCGTATTCAACAAAGAATATTGCACCACGCAAAAGGTTTTGTTCTTTAATCGTCTTTACGTCTTTTATTCTTTTTCCGTATCTGCCTTGAACTGCACATATTGCGGCTTCAATTATTCTTTCCTCTTTATCCGGGGCGTACATTTTAAGTTCAAAGTAATTTTCTTTCTCTGTAACTTCCGGGTCTGTTCCCGTTACATCTTCAATCATCAAAAACGTTTCCGCATCAAACGGAATAAAACTTCTTTTTTCCATATCCAATTAATAAACGGTTAATAATAAAACAATCAGTCCTCCGGAAATTGTGGCGTACAAATCTTTTTTATCAAATACGCCTCCGTGTTTTTTGTTGTAAACCTCACGCAATACCCCGGTTAAAATTACTGCTATCAATGCGATAATACGTGCAATCATTCCCGGAATCCAGATAAATGAAACCAAACGCAAAACCAACATTACAACAATCATTCCCGCTATAATATGCAATAATTTATCGTGCGGGATTGATACTATTAATTGAAATATCTTTTTCATCGCTTTTTTTCTGTTATGTTATACAATTTTCTGAAATATATTACTTTGTTATCGCTACGGCTTGTTCTGTGGCATTTAAGCCCAACCGCCGGGCAATCGTCTTTATGGATAACGCAACACGCGCATCTACTTAAACATACATATTTGCCAACATTTTCAATCAGTTTATCAGACGGTTTAACCCATCTTTCCGCAATTATTACCATACCCCGGTAAACTGCAAGTTCGCCGGGGTTGTATTCACGTCCGGGTTCAAACGGTTGTGGTTTCTTTATTCTCATTTTCTATCGAACTAACCAACAAATCCAAATTTTCCTCTGTTCCGGAAATTGAAATTCTTGCTTTCCCTGCTCCCATTACCGCCAATTCCGTAATTGTGCAATCATATTTGCCTGCGGATTTTTGAAACTTTGCCGCCTCATTTAATGGCAATATTTTTGTTATCTCTTTCATCGCTCACGTTTTTAGTATTTTACATTACAAAGTTAATAATTTATTTTGGTTTTTATCCATATCAGCCGGAAACCAACGGAAAAACAAAGCAATTTAATTTCAATATCTAAATAAACGTCATGTCCTTTTACGCCCTCAACCATAACTCCGGGCGTCAAATAAAATTGCTTATACTTCCACAAACTTTGCAGATACAAATAAAACCCGATACGTCCAATATGGAATCCGATTGTTTTCATTTCTCTATCTGTTTTTTTATCTGTTCCCAACTCTTTTTGTCAATTACCATTTTCCGGGGGTATTGTATTATTTCGCCCTTGGTATATACGAGATTATAGATACCCAATTGCCCCTTAATTGGCATTTCAACAACACGTCTTGGGTTGCGCATCATCCATCCGAAACCCTTTGTTATTTTTGCCCTCTTTTCCTTTGGAATCCGGGTGTTTTCCCAATCCTCCGGCGTAAACTCTTTTATCGGCTTCACGTCGTACAACTCAACCAATCCCAAAGTAACGCCGCTTTCCATTCCGGGATAAACCGGTTTTGCCGACGAACAAATAAGAACGTCGCCACGGTATGACGTTTTTTTGCTTCTAACTTCAATTGATTTTCGCCCGTAAACAACGCCGTTTTCGTCTTTGTATGCCGCCGTTACCAAATCATTTGCGTATGGCTGTTTGACGGTCAACGCACGCCAACGGTCATGCTTTTCCGGGTTGTAATCCTTATTGCTGTACTGCATATCATTTCGCTTTTTTGTTATTCCCGGCGGGCTGGTCATATACTGCAAAACCAATCGGTCGTCTTGGCTCCGGTTCCGGTTGTTTCGGCGGGATAAACTCACAAACCGCAATAACCTTATTTCCTTTTGTCCGGGTGCCAATCAGACGGGAACCCGCCGGAATTTTTATTTCAATTTCAAATCTCATTTTCAAAACGGCAAATCATCATTTGGCGTTGGTGGCGGTGGCGTTGGTGCTGCTTCCTGCTGTCCTCCGTTCTGTCCGTCTTTCTTTGGCGTCAACATTTCCATATCATACCCGTAAACCTCGGTAATAAAATGTTTAACGCCGTTGTTGTCCTCATAACTGCGGGTTCTCAATTCCCCCTCAATGTATAATTTATCGCCCTTTTTAACGTACTGCCCGGCTATCTTTGCCAAACCATTTGACAATACAATGTTGTGCCACTCTGTACGTTCCGGAATCTCTCTGCCGTCTTTTGTCGTGAATCCTCTTTTGGTTGTTGCCAACGGGAATTGTGCGACAACTCCGCCATTATCAAACGTTTTAACGTCGGGGGCTTTTCCGGTATGCCCCATCAAAATAACCTTGTTTACACTCATACAAAAAACGTTTTAATTATCCAAACAATGATACTATACAACGCCCACATATAAGACGCAACCGTTAACGCCACGAACGTATAATACAATTTATATCCGGTTTGTTTTTTGATTTTCATCTACTTAAATTTTACGCTATCCAACAAATATTCTTTTTTCATATCCGACCATCCGGCGGCATGATTTATCGCTTTCCGGTCGTCGTCGTAAACAAATCCAACTATCCAACCGCCGACGTTTGATTGTTTTATTAGTCTTACCAATTTACCGACGAAAAAAGAACGGTATCGGTAATATGCTGAATTTTCACTAACAAACAAAACCCGTCTTTCTGCATTTATTTCGGGCGGATTTTCGATTTGCGGGCGTTTCTCCCTTTCCGGGTACCTTTGTACCCTTTTAAAATCATTTTGGATTGAACGGCGGGAAATTGCCCCGTAATCGGGTGTTCTTTTTTTCGTCCTCATATTTTCAAACTTCTATATCGTTTTGAATTATTTTTTTATAACTACCGCCATTGTACTAATAGATGTGCCACTCTCTTTAAACTCCCCCGCGCTGATTTCAAACACTTCTCCATGTACTTCTTTCAGCCAGTTTCGGAAATCAATACATTTCTTTTCCGAAGCGAATTTCCAGTGTTGGCTAGTTATTGCTGCAAGCGTGCCGCCTTCTTCCAATCGATCATACATAAGCCTGACATGCTCTATATCCTGATTACCGGAAAACGGAGGATTTGCAATAATCTTAGTGTAACTACCTACACTGTCTTTGGTAAAGTCTTCATCAAGCAATATTACGTTGCTAAGGGTATGAAGAAATTCTCTGTTTTCCGGCATCAGTTCATAGCATTCTACTGTTACAGAAGGACAAGCCCTATGAATGGCTTTAATGAGAGCACCGCGGCCGGCACTCGGCTCCAGTACCGTATCATCCTCATATATCCCTCCGGCAAGCATAACCAGCCAGTCGGCAACATCGGCCGGAGTTTCAAAAAACTGGTAATCCTGCTGTAGGTTGCACCGTTTACCCTCTTTCAGCATGGAAAACACACGCTCCGGATTAAACGGGAATGTGAACCCCTGTATCTTCCCACCTTGCCATGAGCCGCCGGCTTCTTCTATCCACTTCTTTGCTTCGGCATAAGATTTTTTATTGAATTGAACTTGAGGAAGTTTGAGGATATTATTCTCAAGAGTACAATGTTTCAGTATTTCTTCTACATTCCATTTTTTACCTTCGTCAGCCTGTTTCTTCTTTTCCCCAATCGGAGCGTCAGGTGCTAACAGTGAAGATATTTTCGTTATAACCATATTACTCGCATCCATGAAAGTATTAATACAGGAAAGTGCTTCCATAAGAAATTCAGTATCAACATATCCAGCTGCGTCATAAATATCTATACATTCAGTCATATTCGACAATTCATTGAGCTGGTCTACACTACCACGTAACATTTTTATTAAAGTCTCTTTGTTGTTCATCATAACTTTTCTGTAAATAAATTCTTGTTGTATCTACACTACCATGACCGAGAAGGTCTGCTAATTGAATTATATCTTTAGTTTTCTTCAGGAACATTTTAGCAAAGAAGTGCCGGAAGGCATGAGCGTGCATTTTTTTTGAATCGATACCACAATGTTTACCCCATGCTTTCAGGTTTTGTGAAAAACCTCTCTGAGTCAACGGTCCGTATCTCCCGACAGCAAGAGTACCGGACTTGCCTGTCTCCTTTATATAGTCCTTCACCTCCTGTTGTAATTGCTTCTGGAAAAAGAAACGCCGATACTTGTTTCCTTTCCCTTTCAAAACAACCTCGCCAATTGCTATATCCTCCCATGTGAATTGCTGAAACTCCGAGAGCCGGGCTCCTGTAGTACCCAATACCTTGATGAAGAAATAGTAATCCTTGTTGGATTTCGTTTTCAGGAAATCCAACAGCCTGTTATATTCCTCTTCTGTCGGGACATTGTTCACATCGAGCTTGTGCTTCATCTTAGGTCGCTTAAGCTCTATCGGCTTTTTTAGCCATTTAGAAAATTTTTCCAAAGCGGTGATACGCAGACGGATAGTCTGTGGAGATAATGATTTTTCTTCTAAAGTCCGTATAAACCGCTTGCAGTTTTCCATATTTATGACATTGGCATATTCAAAGTATTGCTTCAAGGATGTATGATAAATATCCACTGTATGTGGAGAATAATCATTGTTGTCGGTTAACCATACTATAAAATCATTCAACAGTTTTCTATTCTTGTCTGAAATGGCATCAAGCTTTTCTAACGTCTTTATTTTCTGCTCTCGGCGGTTATATCCTATTTTAAGGTGGTGTAATAAATCACAAATCGCTTCACTCATCAATGGATAACGTGCCCCAATATTGGCATTTTCACGCTTATAAGCCAGATAGCTACGACGATTGACACCTTCAGCATTTTCAAGAAAATCCGTTACATATTTGATATATTTCCCGACAGTATCATAAGTCCTTCCTGTCGTATATATGTAAGAAATATAATCAGTTAATATCTTCTGTCTGTCACTATTCATGGTTATTTATTTCTTTTTTTTGATTTAATCTTGATTGGATTGTTTTTGGTACCAGTACCCAACCATTTTAATTGGATGCCATGTATCCGGAGCCAATATTTAAATTCGGACGTGGTTGTCTGTTTCATATCTATATCTTTGAGTATTAATTTTTTTCAATGAAAGTATTGGTTGTATTCAACACTCCGGCTGAATCTTGACTTTTGCCATCTCTTATGAAGATTCCTTCTTCTTTCAGCCTTTCATAATCGATTTTATTCATAAGAATAACACTCGCATTGCCATCTATATACAGTTTGCATTGCATGAATTGAGTTCCTTTTACTTCCTCAATTACGTCTATTTGCATTGTTCTTTTTTTACTCATATCTGTATTCGTTTTTAAGCAATTCAATAATCCGGACGTTGCCCGGATATATACGCATTTTCGTTTTATCCCCATTCTCCCAACATGAATGATGTTCAAAACATAGTATATTTATATTTCTTGCATCATGCGCCATTTCGGGAAACGCTCCACGGGTCAATATATGCGAACAATAAACGGCGGAATAATTCCGTAACGGCTTTAAACATTCCTCGCATCTGTGCGGCTTATGTTCCCAAACCCACCGGAAAAACCGTTGGTTGGCAACGGGAATGTCGCCACGTCCTAAAACGCAATTCCCGAACAATTCCCGTTGTAACTCAACACGCAACCGTATATCTAACCGAAAATTACGAATATCCAATAACGGTTCGTAACCACGTGCAACGCAATATTCATATTCGCAACGCTCGGTCAACAATATTGGCTCCATTACATATTGTCTGTATCGTCCGCCGGGTCTGCCATTTCCGGGAACATATCATTTTCATTTTCGTTGTCTGCATCATTTACGTAAACTAACGGGTTTGGTCCCCCATCAGCCCCGAACAAATCCATTTGCGCCTTTTTGCCCTCAAACAGAAATTCGTAAACCTCGTTTTCAATATCGCAAACAATGTTTTCCAACTCTTCCTCAAAACCGAACGTTTCAACGTTATATTTCATTCGTGGGGTATTGATTGCTGTTTTCTGATTGTTTGACATGGTAAACAATCCGGTTAAAACGACGCCTACGTTATCATCTTGCCCGGACAAAGAAACGCCCCTAACCTCTATATTGTCCAAACATTCTTCCGCAAATGCGGCTGCAATATCTGTTTGTTTCTTTGTTGCTTTAAACTCCGGCGTTGCCATCATGGTTTTAAATGACGTTATGTTGAATACACGTCCCATAATCGGGCGCAAATCATTAAACAAATGACGCAAATCCGGGTGTATGTCTTTTGCACTCAATACATGGTATTTGTTCGTGTAATTCTCATTTCCGACAACTTCCGTTACTTCATAATGTACGTCTAACCCGCCATCTTTCAATAACTTTACTTTCGATAATGAAAAATTTTCCTTTGTAGGAATCAGCATAACATTTTGTTTTTTTTCGCTCATAATTTTTTATCTTTATTGTTTCCCGGTTCCTCCGGGAAGGTTTCTTCTTGGAAATACTCGCACGGTTCATCATCAGCACAACGACCGGACAAACAACATACCGGATAATCCACGCAATCAATGCACATTTTTTTTTCGTTCATAATTTAAAAGTCTGTTTCATTTAACAATTTTGCAACCTTGTTTTCCGGCTCTGCATCCGGTGCAAATATCGGTTTCGGGTCGTGAACTAAAACTTCCCTTTTTACCTTTTTGGTCTTTGCGGGTTCCGGTTCCGGGTTAAACTTCAATTGTTCCGCCGGATATTCTTTTGGTTTCAGTTCTATAATACCATTTTCCACCAAAACCGGAATACAACGTTTGCAGGCTTTCACGTCCTCCAACGCATCATGCGCCGGGAATGTTTCGCCGGGGAAACACTTGTTGTAAAGTTCCTCCAATTTCGGATATTTGCCCGGACGTCCGTTTTCATACAATGCGCCAACAAATTTAATTGTTTTCATCATCGTATCAATTCGTTTGCCCTTAAACAATGCGTCCTCGGCTTTTTCGTCGTAATACTCACGCCCCATAATTCGCAATATCATTGCTTTTACAATTGACGTATCAAAGTAAATGTTGTGTCCTACCAACAAACGGGCTTTTTCGCAATCCTCCAAAAATTCGCCTATAATATCAGCAAATGGGACGCCCTCGGCGTTTGCTCTCTCTGCTGTAATTCCGTGAACTTCTGTTGACGCTTCCGGTATTTCCCATCCCTCCGGCTTAATAATGTAGGAACGTTCCTTTTCGTTTACCGCCCATGCCAATTGCACAATATTTGGAAATTCCGCAAAATCAACGTCCCATTTTGCGCCCTTTGGGGGCAACCCGGTTGTTTCACAATCGAACGTCAAAACATCTTTCATAATGTCGTTTATCTCATTTCCTTTGCTGTCTTTCAATGTTACTTTTTTCATAATCAAATTTCATTTGGGTCTGCTATATATATATAATATTCTTCACTTGCAAGTTGTTTTAAAAATTCGATATGTTCTATTAATTCCGCATTGCTCAACTCTGCAATTGTCCGCAATCGGGTTTCATACTTTCCGGTGTTAATATCCGGCGTTTGCTCATACATAACCGGGGACAACTCACGCAAACGGTGTTCCGTCTGTTCCTCTGTCAGACGCTCCCCGGCTTCCCATATACCCGACCGGAACGTTGGTACAACGTAATTGAAATAATACCCTTTCAATGCCTCCGACGAACCGGGGGACGCAACGGTAAAACGGGCGATTATGCGGCTACCTTTGTGCATTGCAAAGAATTGGTTCAACTCTCCAAAATACATTCGTAATTTGCCATCATTACCGATATTACCACTACTTGAAATTTCACGCCTTTTCATTTTTATACCTCCACATATAACCTTTATGATTTTTTCTTTCTCCTTTGCATACCTTACATATTGCAATTGGGGAAAATCCGTTTATTTTAGCTGCTTCATTAATACTATTGTACTCTTTTACAATAACTCCATTTTTCAGCTGTAACACTGGCTTGCTTATATCTCGTGCTGATAATTTTAAACATTTTGACAATGTTATCGGATTATTATTATTTTCTAATCTTGTTACCCAACGAAGATTTGAAACATTATTATTACTTCTATTTGTATCAATATGGTCAACAAATTGCTTTTTATGTGGATTTTCAATAAATGATTTTGCAATTAAAACGTGAACTAAATACGTTTTATGAAAATCTTTTTTCCTTAATTCAACTATCTTATATCCATTTAGATTTGCTTGTCTTAAAAATCTTTCATTAATGGTTTGTTTCCATCCGTTTTCCCGTGTAATGACTCTTTGCAATGATTTTACACGCCCCAAATTACTAACTTGATATATCCCTGCATATCCGGGAACATCTTTCCAAATTTCATTTTCCATAATTACCAACTTTTAAGAACTGCCAACAAATAAGAAAAGGGGACGGGCTGTTGGCTTGCCCTTTCGGCCGGTTAATTACTCCGACCTATCCCCATTGCAAATATAGATATTATTTTTATTTTTCATTCAATATGTATTTGATAAATTGTTACAAATACCGTAACACCACCGTAACAATTATACAAACTATTTTTTAATACTTTCATTGTCTTTCTTTTCTTGGTCAACCAATTGTTTCATTGTAATATTAAACGCTTCGCCGCCAACTTCCAATATAAACTTTCTTTCGCTGCTTGAATATCCCTGCAACTTCTTATCCATTGCATTTGCATACAATACCGTCATTTGTCCCGGTTCAAAAACTCCTCGTTCCTGCAAACGGTCTATCGGGTGCCGCTTCAATGGTGCGTCCGCCATCATTCCGGTTTTTCTGCGGGTGTTTTCCAAATCGGAAATAACCACTTTCAGATTATTATAAAAAGCGGGTGTTTTCAACACGTCCGCAATTGTCATTTCTTTAACTTCCATATTGTTTTGTTTAAGGGACGCCGGGGAACCGACGCCCCGGTTAATTACTCGCTTTCTGTGTATTCCTCAATAATTAAATCCTGCTGTCCCCTTACAACACTTTCAATAAAACCTTGGAATCCCTCTTTTTTTGCCAAATCCAGAATTGCCTGCAATCTCTTTTGTCCCAAACTTTCGCCCCTCGCAATTCTGAATACCTTAACCGTTGGGTTACTTGCAATAATCAGTTTTGCGGCAACCTCCATTATTTGCGAATCTGAAACCTTTCCGGCGACAAATGGGACGTCATTTAATACTAACCCATCATCACTAAACGAAAGCCCGGAAATCGGTAATTTCGCCGACGAAATAAGTTTTTCACGCTCGGCGGATAATTCCGCAATTTCTGAATCCATCTTTTCCGCTTCTGCTTTTTTGTCGTCTGCTTGTTTTTTCTTTGAAAGATAATCGGCAACCTTTGCAGCCTTTTTGTTGTGTTCCTCGGCTTCTTTCAATTGTTTTTCTGTATCGAAATTATTCGGGTTCAAAGCCTCATAATCTGTTAACCATTTTTCGGCACTTGCTATTTTTCCCTCATAATCTTTCTTTTCTTCTTCAACGACCGAAACGGTTTGTTTATACGTCTTTTCGGCTTCTTCCATTGCTTTCTTTGCCGCCTCAATTGCTTTATTGTATGAATCTTTGGCGGCTGCCAAACGTACCGGAATCTCTGCCAATCTCCCCTTTCTTTCTTCCATACGTAAACGCACGCCCTTTGCTTTCTCAACCAACTTTGCGTTTTCCTGCTGTTCTTTCATCAGTTCCGTAATGTCCTTTGGTTTGGCATACGTTTTCAAATCCTGCGTTGTCAATCCCTGCCCGGCTGCATCTGATATTGATTTGTAGGTTTTCAAATCTCGGTTTACTCCGGTACGTTCTGTTTTAAGCCCGGCAACGGTTGTATCAATTTCGGCAATCCTTGTTCTTACTTCTTCCGGCAACAAAGACTTTACAACCTCAATTTGCTTTCTGCGTCCCTCGGCGGTTTCCGACCAACGGGAAAATTCCACGGCGTCAAAATCTGTATAACCGAAAATCTTTTGCAACATAGAAACGTTATCACTTTTCATTCCGGTTGTCTTTGATTTAATTGATAACGTGCCACGTGGGTTTGCTTTTGTGAATTTCAATTCAACCTCGTATTCCTCTCCGTCGTCGCCGACAATCATTTTTGCAAAACCTTTGCTTTCTCCGTTCTTCAATACGGCGTCACGGTTCCCGGTCAACAAAGCCCCAATTGCTTTTAATACGGTTGATTTTCCCAACTCATTATCTCCGGTAATGAAATAAACGTTACCGTCGAAATCTGCGTTAAACTCTTTAATTACTTGGAAATTTACCAATTCTAATTTCTTAACTATCATTTTTGCTCTCGGTTTGTGCCGGGGTTTCCCCCGGCGGTTAATATTATTTTTTTGTTTCTCTCATTCTTTGGTATATCATTGTTTGCACCTTAACAAATGCGTCCCGGCTTTCTTTCGCTTCCTCAACCGTGCAATCAGCAATGAAATTTTCCAAACGCTTGTATAATTCGTAACAGTCTTTTTGCATTTTGGTTAGACTGTGGGGTCTTTCGTTGTTTGACACTGCAAATATACGCATAACATTTTAACTACAAAAAAATTTTCTTTTTATTTTCAAAAAAAAACAATAAACCCGGAACGTTATACATTCCGGGCATAAATCAAAACAACCTCATTTGTTTATCTGTTATTTTAGCAACAATTGCATCAACTTTGCGTTCCCAACTTTCTAACGTTGCCAATTTCTCCGGGGTTGGGTTCCGTTTGTAACGTCTTTGGCTATGCCTCATCTGTTTTATAGCATTTATAAAATCAGTATATGTAACCATTTCTTGATATTTAAAAACATATCCACCAGCTTTCCCCCTTTGACCTTTTAGGCATTTTGAAATACTAGTTCTATCGACCCCCAATATAATAGATGCCTCTATTATTGAATTAAAATACACATTAATTTCGCCACTTATTGCAACTATTTTTTTTTCATTATGTGATTTTCTGTTTTCTATACTTCTCTTTTTTGTGATAATATTATTCGCGTTTTCTACTGGTGTAACCCAACGCAAATTTGAAACATAATTATTCCTCTTATTGCCGTCGATATGGTCAACACATGGTTTGTTGTCCGGGTTCGGAATGAAAGCGACCGCAACTAATCTATGTATTAATTTTGTAACATATTTATTACCGATACGTATATTAACCTGTTCATATCCATTAGAATGGATACATTTTTTTAGAAAGTTATTATCATGCTTTATATTCCCAAAATTTGATATGTAATACGATGGAAATATTTC